TAGTAGAAAGTTTATGGTTTTATCCAATTTTAGGAATTGTCGGACTGGCAATACTATATTGGTTTAATTAAACTTGAGCCCAGATCCAGTTTCCATAGGGCCAAACAATTGTTGCTGGATCTGGGGTCAAGTATGCCAGAGGATATAAGTCGCAAGACTAAATTGTGCTGGTAACTTGGCCAGAAAAAAAAGAAAGAAAAAAGCTGCAAGCCACAAGCAACAAGCTTGACAGTGAGTCCAGGATAATGTAAGATAAGTATTATGAAAGTATGAGAATTAGAACTAAATCACTATTGAGATATTTTACGCAGGCGGAGGAAGATCTTCCGCCTTCGTACGTTAAGATGTGCGAGCGCTTACTAAAGAAATTTAATAAAGGTTTTAAACAAAGAAATGAAAAAATTCACAATAGAAGTTAGCCATGCATCAGGCCCGCAGCTGGCGACGATTGCTTTAGAATTAAAGATCATGAGCAATGGATGGACCCGACATGGTCCCCGGATACAAATCAATGGCGACAAGCTGCAAGCCCCAAGCCTGAGGATACCAAGAAGCAAGCCGCAAGCTTCAAGCGCCAAGCTTTAGACACAATTGAGTAGTATAAAAAATCTAGAAAGAAATAAATGCTAATAAAAGAAGCGAATGCAATAACCGGTGGCCTGACTCATACGACTAAGATGCCCGGGCCATCATACAATACACCAGCCGCCAGGTGCCTGACAGGCGCCAAGCTTCGCAATATAAAAAATTCTGTTTGTTCATTCTGTTACGCCCTGAAGGGCAACTATAAAAGATTTCCAAAAGTGGAGGAAGCCCTGGAGCGAAGGTTCCAAAGCCTCAAGCATCAAGCGTGGGTTCCGGCCATGGCAACACTCATTAAGAAGCACAAATATTTTAGATGGCACGACGCCGGAGATCTTCAAAGCATGGCACATTTAGAAAATATATTTGAAGTCTGCCGCCTGACGCCAGAGACAAGGCACTGGATGCCAACAAGAGAAGCAAAATTTTTGAATCTCATGGATCCAGACATAGTTCCAACAAATTTAATTATTAGAATGTCTTCACACATGATTGATCAACCGGCCGTGAAATTCTGGCCCTGGACTAGTACTGTAACGACAAAAAAAGCTACATGCCCGGCCCCCAAACAGGGCAACAAGTGCCAGAGCTGCCGTGCATGCTGGGACCGCTCAGTCTCTTCAGTGAGTTATGGTAAACACTAGTCATAGACAGCCCGCTTTTTTTTTTAAAGCCTCAAGCCCCAAGCGCCCGGCGGCTAGCCACAAGCCTCAAGCGTGCGAATTACTTCTTTAAGCCCCAAGCTGCAAGGGACAAGTCTAAAGCCACAAGCTACAAGCGACTGAATCTCTGTTCCTGGAAAAAGTTTTAGGTCTCTCTGGTCAAGAGACTTGACTAAGATGTAAGAGTTCTTCGGATGAGTAATATGGAAGGCAATTTGATGTGGAGAAAATTTAATTTTATTACTTTTTGTAACCTTTAGTTCAACAGTGAAAAACCTGCCAGAAGCATTGTACCCCAATAGATCAGGAGTACCGAGTAAGCTAGTATTTTCAATCCTTGTCCATCTAATTTGCGGTGTATTTCTTTTAAGCTCATGCCATAATTTTCTTTCTGGTCCCATAATATTTTTAAGGTAACAGACGTATTATAAAATCAATTTAGGTTTACCCATTGGAGCCACTTCCTCGTGGGTAGAAATAACGATTCGATGAGTTTCACGGGCACCTAAAATTTTATTTTCAACTAGGTCTATACCTTTTAAATCATAATGTCTACCATCCGGTGTACGAACTTGTACTCTGGCATCTTGAGCCACTCCACTCCCTTTCTTTGGACCAACGAATCGGTCAAAGATCATAATTATATCTCTTCCTTTAAGCATTACAAACCTGCTTTACGAGCTCGGTCTAATTGATCCTCAATTTGACGAGATATCTTTTTATTATCAGCATACAACTCTAAATTCTCTTGTTCTAACTCTGTGATTCTCATTTGCATTTTGCCATTTAGTTTCTGATGATTATCATCTACACTTAAGATTTCGGCAATCCTATCATAACATTCACTATTTTCTTTAAAAGCTCGGTCAAGTTTACTTTGCAAGTGATCACATTTAGCTTGAGCCTCTTTAACTCGATTCGTTTCAATTCCTTTCATAATACTTAATTCTCCCTCAGCCTCCTGACGAAGCTTATGTTCTACTCTTAGCTCTTCCATAAGTCTTTCAACTTTTTTATGTAATATCTCATTCCTTTGTTTCCATATTTCTATGTCTTTATTATCTTCATTCATATTGACTTTTTACAATTGTTACCTTAAATTGTCAACTATGGGAGTTCCTAAAAGATTAACAGAAATGCAAAGAAGATTCGCAGAATTAGTGGTTCTGCATGAAGGGCGTAAGTTTGGCTATGAATGTGCCATTGAAGCAGGGTATAGCGAAAACCGTTCACGACAAGAAGCTTCTGAATTACAAAATCCAGAACAGTCTCCACTAGTAGTCAAATATATTGGGGAGCTTAGGGAAGAACAACGAAATCGTTTCAAAGTGAATTATGGCAGACATGTGACAGAGCTCGCTAAAATTAGGGATCAGGCACTTAAACACCGATCATTCTCAGCTGCAGCAAACGCAGAACATATGCGAGGCAAAGCAGGAGGATTATATGTAGAACAAAAACATATACTCCATGGAAAATTAGATGAAGACCAAAATGAAGCACAAATGAATGAAGAGCTTGCCGCACTCTTAAAAAGTAATCGGAAAATTATTAATATAACACCAGACGAGGTTATAGATGTAGTAAGTATAGATGAACCCCAACAATCAGAGAAACTATTGTCAAAGCATAAAATAAAATCCGATCAGGTCCCCACATCTAAATCTTCTTCCTAATCTTACGTAAAAACTTACGTTTATTATTCTTTAAATCTATTATCTTCTTACGAGCTGATCTTTTCTTCATTGTAGTTGTGGCCTCTTCTTTTTCTTTAAGGAGATTATACATTTCTTCACTAATACCTCCTGCACTGACATCCTCGTCACTGCATATATTCATGAAATCTTTTTAATAGACTGGATAACTGATGTTGGAATGATAGTTGTATTACCAATACTTTCAAAGGTTTCTTTATCTGTTGTTTTTATAAAATCCGTAAAGATTCTAGTAACACCCTGTTTTTGACTTACCAAATAACCTTTAGATACACAAATAGGTAGTTTAAGTTTGTTTAATGATCTTGTGTTAGACCACCCTGAGTCTCCTTCAATGTCTGCCCACTCTATTTCGACGAACGGATACTTAGAGATATCACTTCCTAAAGATTTTAAATTTAGGGGGAGTGTCTTTTTGTTTCTGATTCTTCTTTTCGATTTTCTTTTTGATCTTCTTTTCACCATAATAATACTCTGGGTTGTGGACACGATTAAACTCATTCATCCAGGATGAATGACCTATCCAATTTTTATTTCTCCCTACCATACAGTACCTCTATAGGACCTTCCAGACTTTTTCTAGTTTTTTTAAACCCTTTGCGCGCGTATGCCCCTATTCAAGTGTAGTCTGTAGGATATTATTAGATCACACCCACGTGATATAAGAAAAGTCATCTTTTGGTAGCCTGTAACAGTTCTAGAGCATCACAAAGATCACGTGATTCAGAAAATCGTTTTCACACATCATGCAAAAGCTGGGAGCCTCTATATACGTGATCTTCGTGATGACCCGCATAAAACCTCACTTTTGATTTTCTTCATCTATCAACTGTAGCGTGATAATTTCATTTTGCATGTTTGAAATGGCTTGTAGATCTCCTGAAATGATTTTATAGAGAGCATCTAGCTCCTTGTCGCTGGAACCTTTCTTCGTGTCAGCCTTCAAACGGCTCTTGAGCCTTTTTTCTGCCATAAATAAGCCATTAATTCGCCATGTTATAAATCGTTGAACAATATTCATCCTTTACCTCCTTTCTTTTATATAATCCTTACTAATTTTTTTAATTCTTTCCTTATCCTTATCAGAATCTTTATATTCTTTTAAAAGCTTGACTGAGGGATGATAGACATCCACATGGGAATGACACTTAGGACACGATAAATTAGTGACCATGTCATAGTTCTCATTTTCATGCTCGATATCATGATCTCCGCCCCAAATAAGTTCTTTCTTGCAGTGCCAACAGTTCATTTCTTTTTATTTTTCATTTCTTTTCTTAATACGTCTATCCGATGTTTAATTCCATCGATGGTCGTATACATCCAACCA